GGGCCCCGAAGGGCCCCCCGGTGCTTGTGCACTAGGCATTGTTGACAAGACAATGTCTGACCCCCTAGATCTATCCAGATCTAGGGTCTCCCTCTCATGAGGAAGTCCACGATGGGTTTTATAACCACAGACCGACCATCTCCAAGCTCTAAGAAGAAAGTTTCTTCGAAGACTTGGGATGGATTCGGCTACACAAGTGTAGCCGACTGTCTGCGGTTCTACGACCCACGTCAAGTCACGACCAGTTATCGAACTGGTCGGCCTTACGGCGTGTCATCTTCCGATTCCCTTGAGGATGTGGTTGACGCTTCAGGTTCTTATCAGGACAAGTTTCATGCCCTGAAACAGGATCTGCGCGACAATCCTCCTCTAGGAAGTGACACGGGCCACGAGTTTAACACGCTGGATCAGCGTGTTACACTCTCGCATTCCAACGATCACCTTGAAGGTATCGATGGAGGGCGTAAGTGGCGGTACGACGGCCCGATTAGTCCAGACGTGGGACACCTTGTCCCCGCACTGTACACCGGGAGCTTGTTTGGTGGCGCGCCGGACGTAAACCAGTCGGTTTACGGCCCAACTGCCATCAAACTTACAGCACCGACGAACCCGATTGAGGCTCTCGCTGTTGGTCTTGCCGAGTTGAAATCTGAGGGCTTTCCGCCCTCAGTCAACTTGGACCACTGGAAAACTCTGACTGCGAATGCCCGCACTGCGGGATCTTCGCATTTAGAAGTCCAGTTTGGTTGGCTGCCGCTCATTAGCGACATCCAGAAGACCTTCTACGCAATCAAGCATGCTTCACAGCTGCTTGACCAGTTGCAGCGAGACTCCGGCGCTACAATACGCCGGAGAATGACGTTCCCTACCACTGTCACGGAGCAGTTCAACACTTTGTCACCGTCTCATCCCATCTGGGTTGAAAACGTTGCACCGAGTGCGCTTGCTTCGATGATGGTTGGTAGAGCGACGGCTGGAATCCTGACCGAAGAGATACGGACGCAAAACACCGTATCCTTCAGCGGCGCGTTCACCTACTTCTTGCAGAGAGACAACAGTACTCTCAACAAGTTGAAGGGATATGAGCAGAAGATTAATCATCTGCTCGGCACTCGGGTTACTCCCGAGACGCTCTGGAATCTAGCTCCGTGGAGTTGGCTGTCCGACTGGAAGATCAACATTGGTGATAACATCTCCAATGCTGTTCGACTCAGTGAGGACGGTTTGGTGTTGAGATATGGGTATCTGATGTCGGAAACGATAACAGATCATACCCTTTCTCTCAGTGGCCCAGTCGGTTTGACTGGTGTCTCTGGCCCGTACTCGATCACTTTCAGTACAATCAGAAAGGAACGAGTCCG